AGTAACCTGTGCTGTGAGATCGATTTGCCTACCAAGCCACTGAGCGATACCAACGATGCTGAAGGCGAGATTGCTCTGTGTACACTGAGTGCTATTAACTGGGGTAACATGCGTAAGCCGTCAGACTTTGAGCGAGCATGTGATTTAGCAGTGCGTGGATTGGATGCCCTGTTAGACTATCAGAAGTATCCAGTATTAGCCGCAGAGCTTGCCACACAGAAGCGCAGACCACTTGGCATTGGTATCATTAACTTTGCTTTCTGGCTGGCTAAAAACGATAGCACATACCAGGACCCAGACTTAGACTTAGTACATGAGTGGACAGAAGCATGGAGTTACTACTTAATTAAAGCTAGTGTTGAACTTGCCAAAGAGTCAGGCGCGTGTCCAGGCAACAAAGAGACCAAGTACGGCATGGGTGTGCTACCCATTGACACCTATAAGTCAGACGTGGACGAACTCGCGGCACCCAACTATAAAATGGATTGGGACACACTCAGAGCTGACCTCAGGGAGCATGGCATCCGTAACAGCACCTTAATGGCGCTGATGCCTGCTGAAACATCAGCACAGATTTCCAACTCTACCAACGGCATTGAGCCGCCCAGAAGCTATGTGAGCATCAAGCAGAGCAAACACGGTGTACTCAAGCAGGTAGTACCACAGTATCACAGACTCAAGAACAAATATGACCTACTATGGGATCAGAAGTCTCCCGAAGGTTATCTAAAGATTTGCGCAGTATTACAGAAGTTTATTGACCAGGGTATCAGCGTCAATACTTCATATAATCCCGAGCACTATGAGGATGAGAAGATCCCCATGAGTGTGTTGCTACAGCACATCGTTATGTTTTACAAGTACGGTGGCAAGCAACTCTACTACAACAACACCTATGATGGACAGGGCGAGATAGACATTGACAAGTTCGATGCTCCAGAGCCTACCACTACAGTAGTAGATGACGAGGATTGTGAGTCGTGCAAGATCTAGATAGATCCTATTTAAGAACAGACGGTAATACTTTAAGTTATTTAAAAATGCTTGTCAAATGGCAAGACTGTCAATCTGAGTACGGGTTTAACAATGTGGAAGGATGGCTTGATGGCGCATTAAATGACATGCCTGTAACCTATCATATACCTGATCTAGATGTAATAATTCAAGCACCTCACAAAGTGGCATCAAGCTCATTGAAAAGCTTCGTAGAAAGTATTAATACCACTTACAATCTCAAGGTAACCAGATGGGAGTCCATGGACGATTACCTGAGATTTGTAAATCTACACAAACCCGTAATATACAGATTAGTAAGGGAACCTGTTTGCAGAGCACTTAGTAACATAAACTTTCAATCAAGATCGTTTTATAAACTCTATGGCGTAAGTCTAGATTTGGCACTTTTTAATCCAAACACAGGAATCGATCCGCACTCATCACCGCAGTCCTCGAGTATGTTGTGCTATGTAAGTCAAGAAGTATATGATAACATGATCAAGTTACGCGCTGAAAGGATTAGGATTTTTATTAGAAAAGTGATTTCAGATGAGAACAAAGTAGCATATGGGACTGACGCGGAAAAACTAGCAAGCTTGCTGGGGGAGAGTCGATCCGATGAATCCTTACTACAATATTACCGTAAGTTTAAAAAGATAGACACCACACACGCACATTTCTATCAAGATTTATACTGGGCGCATCTCAATGACATAACCTTATATGAAAATACAAAGTACCTTTGGGCTACAGAAACAAACTCCAGCGTTTTTGAATTTTTGGCTAAAGAACTAGACTTACCAAGAGTAGCAAGTAACGTGGTAGTAAACAATACTCCATTAGTACCAATAGGAGGTCGTATGCCTTATAAAGTTGATACTTTAGATTACGATACAAAATACAAACTTTATGAATCATACAAGCCCGAGATAGATTTTTTAAAGGAGCTACATTATGAAAATACTGAAGCAATCTTTTATGATCAATAGTAGATAACGAGGATTGTGAGTATGCAAGATTTAATTATTGTGGGTGATAGCTGGGGTTGTGGAGCTTGGAGTTCGCCCCAGGGTATGCACATGACTCCTGATGACTACTTTAGTAAATACTTTAGCAAAAATTACAAGGTAACTAATTTAAGCAAAGGTGCCAAAAGCAACAAAAATAGCTTAGAAAACTTGATTGATTTCCTTGTTAACAGTGACATAGACACTATTCAGCAGACAAAATATCTATTCATACAAACCGACCCGTTAAGGGATGTACTTATCCACCGCGGCGCATTTAGCGAGAACTTATTTCAGGCTAAATGGTTAAACGATGCGCATCAGTTACTGACAGTGAGCGAGAGTTTGCTTATGTTAACATATCTACAACTACAGCATCATGCTAAGGCTCAGGGTATAGTTATAAACGTAACTGGTGGATGTTCTGACATAGTAGGATTAGATTCCAAATATGATAGTCTAAATGTTGTGTGTGATTCTTTTTACAAATTGATTGACAACGATCATGTTAACTCACAGCACTCAAACACTGGTATGAGTACGTTGTTTAAATTTGATCTAGACCTTATGACAAAGGAAACTAGACAGTACATAGAACAAATTATTGAAGATGTATATATAAAAAGTAATCTTAAATTTAATAACCTATCAGATAAAGATAATCAGAGATATTTTGGTTACTATGCTGATAATCATCCTAGTCATATGGGGATAGACATGTGGATCGAGCACATGCTCCCCAGAATCAAATAATAGATCTGTATTGCTATTACTCACTACATATTGTGGATAAGTAACCACACAAACACAAGGTAAATCATGAGCGTATTCAACACAAAGAGAAAAAAGCATCACACGGAGAGCAGAATGTTTCTAGACGGGGGAGTAAACGTACAGCGATATGACACATTAAAGTATAGAACATTTGATAAACTAACTGACAAACAACTAGGCTTCTTCTGGAGACCCGAGGAAGTAGACATTGCCAGAGACAGCAAGGACTTCAAAGACCTTACAGCTCATGAGCAACATATCTTTACAAGCAATTTAAAGCGACAGATTCTGTTAGACAGTGTACAAGGACGCTCACCTAACTTGGCCTTCCTGCCTATAGTGAGTCTACCTGAGTTGGAGACCTGGATCGAAACCTGGGCGTTCTCAGAGACTATCCACAGTCGCTCATATACTCATATCATTCGTAACGTATACTCAGACCCCAGCAAGGTGTTTGATGAGATGCTGGGCATCAAAGAGATTGTGGAGTGTGCTGACAACATCAGTCACTACTATGACAATCTGATTGCCTATCAGGACTCAGAGGAACACGGATCATATGAGCACAAGAAAGCACTGTACCTGGCCATCATGGCTGTAAACATTCTAGAGGGTGTGCGCTTCTATGTAAGTTTTGCTTGCTCATGGGCATTTGCTGAAGTTAAAAAGATGGAAGGCAATGCTAAAATCATCAAGCTCATTGCTCGTGACGAAAACATCCACATGGCGTCAACACAACAGATGCTTAAACTCCTGCCTACTGATGACAAAGACTTTGCCAAAATAGCCAAGGAAACAGAGCAAGAGTGTATAGATATGTTTATGGATGCCATAGAGCAGGAAAAATCCTGGGCAGACTATTTGTTTGCTGATGGTTCAATGATTGGTCTCAATGCCGAACTACTCAAGCAATATGTAGACTGGATCGCCGCAAAGCGTATGCGAGCAGTGGGACTCACAGCACCCTATACAACTACAGCGGCAAACCCATTGCCCTGGACAGAGAAGTGGATACACGGTGGTGAGGTACAGGTAGCACCACAGGAAACAGAGATCACATCATATGTGATTGGTGGTACCAAGCAAGACGTCACAGAAGATACATTTAAAGGAATGAGCTTATAATGCTAACAGTATATACCAAGAACAACTGCGGCTTCTGTATGATGGCCAAAGCACTGTTAAACAATCACGACATAGTATACCAAGAAGTAAACATAGAGGATGATGAAGATTTAAAAATGTTCATGATCTCACAAGGACACAGAACGATGCCACAAATCTACCAGGACTCTGAACTATTTGTAGAGGGTGGATTTCAGGGACTCAAAGAGCATTTAGACAAAGAAACCATAGACACAACACAGTTAGGTGAAATATGAAAAGCACAGAAGATTTAGTAGGTGAAATCGTCACCGTTCGCACTATCGTAGGCGAAGAACTCATGGGCAAGCTTGAAGGTTTAGCCTCAAACAAAACAATACTAGAGCTACATGGTCTCAGAGTAGTAACCCTTGATCCTGATGGTCAAGTAATGATGTTGCCATATACTCTTACAGGTCAGGATGACGTTATTGGATTGCCGACCAGACACGTTCTAAGTATTGTACAGAGTATGAGTGATGCCGCTGAAGGATTTAGATTAGAGACTGACTCAGACCCTATCCCAGCTGGGCCTGCTAATTTAGGCGAAGATTCCTTTAGCCTGTAAGCATAAATACTATTATGAGACCCGTAGCAAAATTAGGTGGAGGTGGTACACTAGTAGGAGGTAAAGCGCCTATTATAGGACCCGGAGCACCTACAGTATTAGCAGAGGGTATGCCTATGAGTTGTTTGGGAGATCAAGTTTCGCCTCACGGTGAACCCCCTCACACTAAGGCTACAATAGTACAGTCTAGTTTTACAGTAATTGCCATGGGCAGAGGTGTTGTGCGCATGGGTGACATTGCTAGTTGTGGTGATGTAGTTATAAGCGCGTCCACCGTACTTATTGGTGCTTAGATAACAGGCCTGTTATCTTATATAACTTTTTGTAATAAATACTCCTACACTGGGGAGAGACCAGGAAGTAGTAACAATGTAGTAAAAGGATTAATATGTCAAATAAAACACCTTATGAAATTCGCCTTGACCTTGTGCGAGAAGCTAAAGAAATTTTGCAAGCTCGTGCGAAAAATCCTGAGGACATGCCCACTACCGAGGAAGTATTACAGGAAGCAGAAAGGTTAAACACTTTTGTAAGCAAGCGTTCCGGGCAAGACGACAGATAAAAAAATAGTAACAATTTTCACAGCGGGCCAGATGTTGGCCCGTTTCTGTCTGTGTGTGAGTAAATAGCTGTATGGAATTAGAAAGAGCAGTTATAGAAGTAGCTGGTGGTTGTAACTATAGTTGCGACATGTGCCCGCAAAAAGACAACGGCAGAGGCTGGGAGTTTACCAAACTCATGCCCTTAGATATGTTTGAGGACATATTAGATCAGATCACCCCCAAATATGGACACCCAGTAATTAACCTGGAAGGTTCAGGTGAGCCTACCCTGGCTAAGAAGCTACCTAAGTACATAGAAGCTGTCACTAAACGTGGCTGTAAGAGTTTCATGTATACCAATGGTAGTTTTCTAACTGGACACTTCATGGAGGATTGTATTGATGCCGGTCTAGACTTTGTGAGATTTAGTTGTATAGGATACAATGCCGAAAAGTATGAACAATGGATGAGCAAACCCTGGTTTAACAAACTCAAGGATCATGCTACTGAAACTCGTGATTACATAGATAAGTCTGGTAGCAAGTGTGAAGTAAGCAGTTATCATTTAATACTTGACAATGACAACATTGAGTATGAAATCGAACAATATCAGAAAAACTTTATCGACCCAGTGGGTAGCATTGGTTACATCTGGAAGATGCATAACTGGTCAGGTAACTATCAGCCATTATATGTCAGAGATCCTAAAAACAGACGTAGTTGTGGCAGACCCAAAGCACCTGAAGTAACTATCAGAGCCGGCGGCTTGGGAGATCACAAAGGTGCTATTACACCGTGCTGTCAGACCATGGGTCCTCCCAACGAGTCTAAGAGCGTGTTAGGCCATCTGGACGATCATAGTTTTGACGAAGTCTTCTTTGGTAACAAATATAACGAACTACGCAAAGCTCATGAGGAAGGCAGATTTGACGATATCGATTATTGTAAAAACTGTGACTTTCTATATGAGGATCCTGAAGTGTTGGTATGGAGCAACGACCCAGAAGCAAAGATAGATCGTATGCTTGGCACAAACTTTAGTTTAGGCGACTACAAGGATTAGAATGTTATTAAGCACAGGAGTTCCTGACGCCACAGGAACACAGATGTTCCATTCCATGGATAATAGTCACAATCTAAGTAAAAACAAAATTGACCAGCCTAAATCATGGAGGTATCATACTGATACTGTAAAGTATGAATTTAATAGTCAGGGATACAGGTGCCCAGAATTTAGTCAGTGTGACTGGGACAATAGTATATTGCTGTTTGGTTGTTCCATGGCCATGGGAACAGGAGTTAATCAATCAGAGATTTTTTCTTCATTGCTACAAGATATCACTGGGGTGCCTGTTATTAACATGGGCTGTGCCGCTAGTAGCATCTTGTTCAGTTTAGTTAATCAATCAAGATTAGCTGAGCAAAATATACAGCCCAGGGCAGTGATAAACATCTGGACATATCCCAACAGAATTACGCAGGTCTCAGAACATGAAGAAATTAACCACCATGGTCCCTGGGTACCATATCACGAATTTATTGATCAGGATTTTTATAAAGTAAACTCAGACAACGATCATTGTATGTTTCTGGCTAAGGAATATATCAGAATAGCTAATCTTATTTGGCGTGATACAATTCATTTACAAGGAACATACTCAGAGGATATTGCTAGTTTAGGCATACACTTATACAAGCAAATTGATCTGGCCAGAGATATGATGCATCCTGGTCATGATACTCACCGCGAGGTAGCCGAGCATCTTGCCAGTTTATTACTAGCCCACGGAATCAAACAGTAAATATCATTAACGCCCTTATAGCTCAGCTGGTAGAGCAATTGATTTGTAATCAATAGGTCCCGTGTTCGACTCATGGTGAGGGCACCAAACACATAACTAGGACATACACAAATGAATCGTAAAGAACGCAGAGCAGCCGAGAAAGCATCAAAGAAGAAAGGTGATAACATCGCTGACCAACTCCCACAATCAACTGCCAACACTGGTAGTAATAATCCAGATGATGTAATGCACAAACTGTTAGATGCCAAGATCGAAGTGCCTGTGGGCTATCTGCGTCAACAGCATGTGTTCATTGCCACACCATGTTATGGCGGTCAGATTGGAGAGCCATACTTTAGGTCAATGATGCGGTTATGTATCTTGTTTAACAAATACGAAATCCCCTATACTGTTAGCACACTGGCAAACGAAAGTTTGGTTACTCGTGGCAGAAACACTCTAGTTAGTTTCTTCATGGAGAACCCCAAAGCCACACACTTAATGTTCATTGATGCTGACATTGAGTTTAATGCTGAAGATATTTTACGCATGGTAGCATATAACAAGCCTATCGTAGTGGGAGCATATCCCAAGAAGGCTGTTAACTGGGACAGCATCATCCAAGCCGCCCGTAACGAATCATTTGAAGAGACTGCGCAAACTATCGAAGGTCACAGTTCTAACTATGTTGTAAACTTTGAATTCAACAC